GGAGAGATAATGGGAAAGAAGGGTGTTGTTGATTATATAATGGATATGCATGAAAAATATCGTTGTGTATCAAGTACTGTAGAAGATGTGGCTATGAATAGGTCAATTTTCCAATCATTAAATGAAAGAAGAAGATTAGAGAATAAATATAATATTGGAGTAATCCCAGAAAAGCCTGGTGGAACAAATAAAAGAAATAGAATATATAGTGGTTTAAGTGGTAGATTTAGTACAGGAAATGTGTTTTTAAAGGAAAATATGTTTGATTTAACCAACGAAATCATTACTTTTGGCCCTAAAATGGCCCATGATGATACGATTGAGACCCTTTATTATGCACAATTACACGCATTTCCACCAAATATGAGACAAAATGAGTCAAAAAAAGATTGGTTTAAGCCTAAAAAGAGAGCTAAAAGCTGGGTAATAGCATAATGCCTCCACAACAGAAAGTACCATTCAAAAGTAAACAAACTCCAATGAGTATATCTAATTTGAGATTACAATCTCCTATTGGACAAGAATCTTTATATGGTAGATTGTTTGGATTTGGTACAAATGTTGCAGAAACTTTATCTGGTTCTGACCCTTCCTCTATATGGGAAAATTATATGTCTCAAGCTTCAACTGCAGCTGATACATTGAGGAGCCATCCAGGTCCCTCCGCTGGAGCATTATTATTATATGAAGCTGCAAGAAGAACTGGAATAGGAGTAGATGCTGGTAAAGTATCATTCCCTACAAAGTATGGTAAATTTAAAATAGGGACTGGAGATGTTGGTGGAGCAAAAGGAGTAAAATTACAATTTGATTTAGATAAGGGTATTCTTGGTAAATTAGAAAAAAGGTTAATGCAATAATGCATAAAAAGGGGCATAAACAAAAATACAGCAATAGGCCTTCTGCTTCTGATATTCCTGAGCAAAAAAGATTAGAGCAAGAAAGAAAAGTTTCTGATATTAAAAATTTAAAACTTCGTGGTAGAGAAGCTACTATGCAAAAGTTTGTTGATGAATCTACTTTTATTAATTTGTATGAAAGAGGAAATTTATGGGAACAATGGCATGCATCTGGCAAACCAAAAGTTACTCAATGGTCTAATGAAGAATTTACAAAAAATAAAGCAGTTTTTAATAACCCAGGCGCCTGGTATGATGGTAAACCGAGAGCTTTTTACAATCCAATGAATCACGAAATGGTAATTCCACATGGAGATGTTGAGTCATATTTTGCTGAATTAGCTCACGCTGCTCAATATCAATCTAAAGACAAAGATAGAAGTCTTAGTTTGTGGGAAAGGTTAAAAGGTCCTTTTCAATCGGCAATATATGGTGAAGATGAATATACCACACCTGGGACTATAGAGCATGGAGCTCATAGTGTAATAGAGCCACAAATGAAAAAAGAGTATGGAGAGGCTAGTAGGATTCAAGATGTATGGACTAATCCTTCATCTTCAAATGTTCCATTTTCCTCTACCGATATTGGTAGAATCCCACCTCAATTTAGATATACTCATAGGATTGTAGGAAATTAAATGAAAAGAAAGGCAAAGTAATGGCAAAAAGAGGAAGAAAAAATAAAGCTCATATTAATAAACAATTATGGGATAGGGCAAATAGTACAGATAGGTCTAAATGGAGAAGTAAAAGTCAAACAGGATATGATTTTTATCTTGATGAACAACTTACCCATGACGAGGAGAAGTCTTTAGAAGAATCTGGAATGCCTTCTTTTACAATCAATAGGATTTTACCTATTATTGAGATAATGAAATATTTTGTTACAGCTAATTCTCCTAGATGGAAAGCTGTAGGGGCTACTGGAGATGATACAGATATTGCTCAGGTTCATTCTGATATATCTGATTACTGTTGGCATTTATCTAATGGTAATTCTATATATGGACAAGTTGTCCTTGATTCTTTAGTAAAAGGAATAGGATACTTTTTAGTAGATGTAGACCAAGATGCAGACCATGGGAAGGGTGAAGTTACTTTTAGTAGGATAGACCCTTATGATGTTTTTGTAGACCCAGCGAGTCGTGATTTCTTATTTAGAGACGCATCTTTTATTATGGTCAAAAAGAACTTATCTAAAACTCAATTAAAGAATTTATTTCCACAACACTCAGCAAAGATAAATAAAACAACTAGTAGTGAATACTCATCTAACTTTTCACAAAGAAATGTAGAATCTTCTAAAATTGTGCAACCAGAAGATATTAGTTTTACTGTAGACCAAAATGCAGAAGAAGACCAAATTATTGCATACTATGAAAATTACAGTAAAATAAAGGTTCCATTTGTAAATGCTTTTATTAGCATTCCTTTGACTGATGAACAGGAAGAACAATTACAACAATCTGTACAAGTACAATTACAGGAATTTCAAGCAGAATCTGAAGTACAATTACAAGAAAAGGTATTATCAATACAACAATCCTTGCAGGCTGGGGAAATTATTCCAGAAAGAGCAGATTTAGAAATAAAGAAAGCCCAGCAAATGATGGAAACTGCAATTGCAGAAAAACAACAAGAGTTGACATCAGCTGCACAAGAGGAGATGACGAGAGTAGAACAGGTGGTGATGAGAAAAGAAGAATTTGATACTATGATGAAAAGTAAGGAATTTAAAGAGAATGTAGTAGACTTTGTTGATTTCTATGAAACAAGAATTAAATTAATTTGTACTGTAGGAGATGATGCATTTTTATATGAATATGAATTACCGATTACTGAATATCCTATAGTCCCAGTACCTTATTTATATACTGGTACTCCATACCCAATGTCGGCAGTAATGCCTTTGATTGGTAAACAACAAGAAATTAATAAAGCTCATCAGATTATGGTTCATAATGCAAACTTAGCTTCTAATCTTAGATGGTTATATGAAGAAGGTTCTGTAGATGAGGAAGAATGGGAACAATATTCATCGAGCCCAGGTGCTTTATTGAAATATAGACAAGGATTTCAACCTCCCACTCCTGTACTTCCAGCACCTATTAATAATGCATTTTATACAATTACCCAAGAGGGTAAACAGGATGCAGAGTATATCTCTGGTGTTCCATCAGCTATGATGGGATTTACTCAGCAACAAGCTGAGACTTATAGAGGATTACTTGCAAATGATGAGTTTGGTACGAGAAGATTGAAGTCGTGGATGTCTACTATTGTAGAACCATGTCTTGAGCATTTAGGAAAATGTTTCCAAATGATATCTCAAAAACATTATACGATTGATAAAGTATTTAGAATAGTTCAACCTGAAGCAGGCCAAGAACCAGACCAAGATAAAGAAGTAAGAGTAAATATTCCAATATTTAATGATTTTGGTAAAGCAATTGGTAAGTGGATGGATTATGAATCATCTAGATTTGATGTAAGAATAGTAGCAGGAGCTACATTACCTCTTAATAGATGGGCATTATTAGAAGAATATTTCAGATGGTTCCAAGCTGGATTAATTGATGATATTGCAATGATAGCTGAAACTGATATAAGAAATAAGAAACAATTAGTAGATAGAAAAAGTTTATATTCTCAATTACAATCCCAATTAGAACAAATGACCGAAGCTATAAAGGATAAAGAGGGTACAATTGAAACTCTTGAAAGACAATTAGTACAAGCTGGTATAAAGATGAAAGTAAATGAAGCAAGTACTCAAGTGAAAAAACAAGTCATTGATACCGAAGCTCAGCAAAAACTTCTTAGAAGTATGATGACTGGAGAAGTCCAGATGGCGAAAAAAGACCTTGCAAGAGAGGTAAAAGCAGCCGTAAATGAGGCAAGAGTGGACGCTAAAAAAGAATTTGATAATGATAAAGAAAAATAATAACTTTACTAAACATAAAAAGGACATATTATGGAAGAAAATGTACAAGTAGGTAACGCTCCAGAAAACGGAGCCCCAGAAAGTGCGATAGGAATGAGTAGCGAAGGGTTTTTCGAGGCTCTCGATACTCAGGTTAATGGTGGTATTTTAGACGATGCCCCGCCTTCGACTGAGCAGTCAACCTCTCAAGAGTTGGAAGAAGCAGGGAATCAGTTCCTTGCCGAACAACAACAAAAAGAGAGTCCTGCTGAAGGACAGGCGGATATTGAAAATCTGCAAAAAAGGTATTCGGATTCAAGCAGAGAAGCTAAACGATTAAGTGGACGCTTAAATGAAATTGAACCCTATATGCCTATACTCGATGCGATGAGAGAAGACCCTAATTTAGTTACTCATGTGAGAGGCTATTTTGAGGGTGGAGGTCAAGCCCCAATTAGTATGAAAGAAAGATTACAATTGGATGAAGATTTTGTGTTTGACCCAGATGAAGCAATGTCAAAACCTGATTCAGATTCAGCAAAAGTTTTGTCGGCTACAATTGACGGAGTAGTCCAGAAGCGTCTTACTGATGCTTTGAGTACGCAGAAAAATGAGAACCAGAGACTCACAAGAGAATCTGAGTTCCGTTCTAAATACAATTTATCAGAGGAACAATGGAAAGACTTCGTTGGTTTTGCTAAAAATAAAACTTTGCAGTTAGATGATATTTATTATCTTATGAACAGGGGACATCGAGAAAAGCAAATCGCACAGAGCGCTAATCAAGAGGTTACTAACCAAATGAAAAGAGTTCAACAGCGACCACAATCTCTAGCTTCTCAGGGGGGCTCACCAGAGCCACAAAAATCTCCAGACGATTCAGTCTTTGAAGAAATACTGGGTATTGACACAACATTAGAGAGTGTATTAGGCAGGTAGCCTAATACCAAATTAAAGTCAATAACAGTAGTCTAGAAAAGACTACAAGGAGAAGGACACATGGCTGATTTATTTCAGATTGGTGATTCTACAGGTTTGACTGAAAGTGGAGCTGCAATAGCAGGCTCAGGGCTTAGTACTGGTGACCTCAGGCGGAAGTATAACTTCGGCGATAGAGTATCAGAACTAGCAATAGCTCAGGACCCGTTTTTTAGATTCTTATCAAAAGTTTCTAAAAAGCCAACTGACGACCACCAGTTCAAATTTACAGAACGCAGGCCTTCTTATCACAAACGATACGGTTACGTAACTGCACACGCGTCTTCATATAGTGAACTGGCAACAGATACTAAGGACGCGACTTTAACTGCGGGCGATATTGACCCAGGCGATACTTATTATTTTCAGTTTATGACTGATTATAAATCAGCTGGTAATATTGGTCAAGTTAGAGGTTCATCTAACTCTATTAGAGTTGGAGACAATGGTACTCAACCTGGATTCATAATTGAAGGCCAGTTGATTAAGATACCATTTCAAGGTACTAACGACGAAGCGGCTACAGCTGCAAACGCCTTTTTAGTAGATGATTATATTGTTGTTCGAGTTGAAGAGGCTACGGCGACTTCAACAGGTTCAAGAGCAGCTGACACAAATGCAGTTAATTGCAAATGTGTAGTTGTAAAAGACCTTGACAGCGATAGTAATATCGAATTATCAGGGTGGGGAGCGGGAGCAACCTTGAATACAAGCTTAGGTGCTAGTAATGTTTCAACTGATGAACATAAGGAATTTACTATGATTCAGTTAGAAACTGCTCGTTGTTATGTGGTAGGAAATTCATGGGGCCAGGGTAGTGGATACCCAGAAACATGGAAAGACAATCCCTTCTCGACTGGATACGGACTTACTCAGATTTTCAAAACTTCGTTGGCAATGGATAACACAACTCGTGCCACTGTTAC